AGATAACCTAAGTGCTTCGGTTACTTTTCCTGATTTGTCTTCTGCTTTATTAAGCGAACAAGCTCTAGATGACTTAAAAGCTAGATTAGTTGAAGCTGGAATTGCTTTAGAACAATTAGGCTTATCAGTTGACGATGTAGTTACTCCAAAAGATGGTGCGAGAAGCATTGGGGATTCGTTAGGAATGTCTGAGGAACAAGTTGAAATTGCAAAAGCTACTTATAGTAGTGCAATGGATGCGATAAGTGCAACTCTTGACATAGCTAACCAAGTGATGCAACAAAAAACAACGGAGCGAATAGATGCGATTCAATCAAGTTTGGAAAGTGGAGTAATCAACGAAGAGCAGGCAGAACAACAAACGCAAGCGGTAAGAAAAGAAGCGTTTGAAAAGAATAAAAAAATGCAACAAGCACAAGCGGCTATTTCGTTTGCTAGTGGCTTGGTGGCGATGTGGGCTAATGCAATGACACTACCATTCCCTGTTAACTTTATCGTAGGTGGCTCTCAGTCTGCAATTTTAACGGCTACATATTTAGCTCAATCCGCAAGCATTAAAAAGCAAAAATTCGCTGAGGGGGGACACGTTAGGGGTGCAGGAAGTGGAACAAGTGATAGCATAGATGCTAAACTTTCGCATGGCGAGTTTGTACAAAAAACAAAGGCAGTTGATTATTACGGAGTGCCTTTTATGCAAGCGTTAAACAATATGCAGATACCTAGAATGTTTGCTGAGGGTGGGCTGGTTACTCCTATGCCGTTATCTAATCAAAGTTCACAGATAGCGCAAAGTTTAAGTGAATCAATTACGAATGTACAACGTCAAGATTTAAGAGTAATAAATGTGGAACAAGATTTCAGTAAAATGCAAAACAGAGTGAACAATGTCGAGAGAGCAAGAACTTATTAATCAATCGCTAGACTTGGCGAACAAAGGAGCGTTTGATAAGTCCTTTATAAACAAGGTAATCAAAGCTGACTATTATAATCAATATGGAAGTTGTGATAGTCTAATGAGCTTATACGCTAAGCTAAGCAAGAAGTATGGTAAAAGTAAAAGTACAATTATGAGTATTTGTAATTAAGTATATTATTTTTAATTTATAAAAATGGCACTCACTATTTTTACACCGTATGAATGTAACACCATTTTTAAACATAGTCGTTAAAGACGAAATTGCAGAGCTGAATATAGTTGGAGATATTGGTTATAATATTGAAGCGGATAACTTTGAGGATTACGAGAAAAACACCTCCGACAATATTGCTAAGGAGCTTAACTCAATTAAGAATATAGAAGCTAAAACTATTAAAGTTACGCTTCAATCTTTAGGTGGCGATGTAATGCACGCTATGGCTATTTATTCTTTACTCAAAAATAGTGGTGCAAAAATAGTAACCTATTTAAGAGGATACAATGCTTCTGCTTCAACTATTATTTCAAGTGCTTCTAATGTTGAAGATATTTATATGGATTCAACAGGGTTGTATTTGATTCACAAGCCTATGACAAGCTCATACGGGAACGTAAATAACTTAGAAGAATCCATTGCAACGCTCAACAAAGTTCAAAAGTCTTTAGACCAAGCTTATCTAGGTTTGGGAGTAAAGCAAGAAGTAATAAACGACTTAATGAGCAGAAATAGTGGTAATGGCGAATGGCTAACTTTTGCAGAAGCGAAAGAGTTTGGATTCGTGGGTAATGAATGGAAGACCGACAAGGTTTCAAATTACCAAAAATCTACATTTGAAAACAAGAAAATTTTAATACCAAACATTTTTAATAATCAAAATACAATACAAATGACAAGCGAAAAAGAAAGTTTTGAGTTGACGGACACCCACAAGGAAAGTCTGTTTACTTACATTATGAACAAGCAAGAAAATCTACAGAAAATTGCAAACGCTACCGAAGAAATGGACGCACTAATTGCTGAAAATGAATCTTTAAAAGCGGAAGTAGAATCTTTAAAAGCTGAATTGGAAGCGTTACAAGCTCCAGTAGAAGTAGTTGAAGAAGTAGTGGTAGAGAATGTAGTATCTCAAGAAGAGTTAATTGATAATGCCGTTAAGTTGGCTATCAAAAACCTTGCAGAGCCTACACCTACTAAAAACGTAGAAAAGGTAAGTGTAAACGAACCTGTATGGAAACAAATTTTTAACACACACCAAAAATTCAAATAACAAATGGCAACACCAACAATCACAACAAACACCTATGCGGGCAAAGACCTAGAGGGTGTAATAGCACAATCAATATTAAGAGGTAAAACAATTGAAAGTGGAATGATTACCGTTCACTCTGACATTGATTCTAGACAAGTAATTAAGACATTTGATTCAACGGTAACTATCGCTGATTCTGCTGCTGCATTTGCTTCGGCTGGTTCTTTTACTTTAGATGAAAAGTATTTAGACCCTAAAGCCTTTATGAATGCTTTTGAATATGACTACTCTAGCTTAAATGCTACATGGTACGCTTCACAGCAAACACGTGGTAGAGGTGGAGACTTTGTCCCTCCTGCTTCTTTGGAAGATGCTATCATTGAGCAAAGGGCTTTATTGAATGGTAAGTTTTTAGATGCCTCTATTTGGAGAGGTTCTGTTAAAGCGGGTTCTTTGTCAAAAATCACAGTTTCTGCGTCTAGCGTAGTAGTTGGATTGGAAGCAAAATTTGAAGCTGGAACGGACGTAAACAAATTGACTCCAAAGGTTGGAGTTGGTAGCTTAGCGGCTAGTGCAATTTCTAAGGCTGCTTCTGCAGTTGTAACAGTTTCTTCAACTACTAACCTAGCTAACGGCGATGTAGTTTCGATTACTGGTGCAACTGGTGCGGGCTTTACTGCTTTGAATGGTTTATCAGTAGCGATTACGGTTCTTAACGGAACAACTTTCAGTATCCCTGTTGATTCAAGCGCATACGCTGGAACATACGGAGCTTCTTCTGCTAGTGTTTCTTTTATCAATAGCTCAAACATCTTGGCTATTTTAACAGACGTTTACAATGAGCTTTCTGAAGCCGTTGAAGATGACCCTGATTTCTATTTGATTATGAATAAGAAAGTTGCGAAGGCTTATACATTGGCTCAAGCTAATGCAGCTAACGGAGCTGGTTCTTATTTTGTAGGTTCAAAAGAAATGGACTTTTTAGGTTCAAGAATGATGGTGTTACCTTATATTTCTGACAACGTTATAGTTGGTGCAAATGTTTCTAACTTGCATTTTGGAACTGCTTTGAGCGGAGAAGAAAACAACTTAGCAATTATACCAATGTTTGAAAACAACGGAGACAGAACGGTAAGATACAGATGCGATTACGCTTTTGATGTCAACTACACAAACGGAGCAGATATTACTTTTTACAGACCTCAATAAATTTAATAATAAAAGGGAGTTAATAGCTCCCTTTAAAAAAAACATAAAAAAATGGCAGCTAGTTTATTTTTAACATCAACAGCGGGTACTAATTGCCCGAAAACGTCAGGAGTTAAGCAACTCTTTACAATTAAGACATCAGATATTTCAGTAATTACTTTAGGCGCAAATCACGATATTACGGATATCGAGTTCGCAGTTTCTGGAGACGGATTTGGACAAGTAAATTTTAAACGTGGCGAATGCGAAGTAACAGAATCAATGGAAAAGAGCAACGAAGTAAATGTAAACTTCGCAGTTCCGAATCCAACGGCTGGACAACGTAAAGAGCTAACGGCGATCAAGAATGCTTGTGAGCAGTATATGGTTGCAAGAATGTACGATTCTGACAGACTTTTATTTATCGGTTACGATGCCGAGAGTTTAGACGAAGGATTCGCAGCTTTCAAAAGTTTTGAATCAACTTCAGGACGTGCTAAAACTGACGACAACTTATTCTCTATGACTATGATGGCAGACCAAGGCGAACCATTAAGAGTATTAAGTGGATTGAGTGGAGTTAGTGCAACAACTGCGACTGCTATTGTTGCGGAATTGTTAGCAGCGACTAACGTTTAATTATGAGTTGGGTAATAAAAAAGGAATTAAAGGATAAGAAAATTAATGTCAAGGGGCTTGGTCTCCTTGACTTTAATATTGAAAGTGCGGAGACTATTTATAAGCTATCTTTGCGTTCAGAATTTCGTTATCTAATAAAATTCATTAAAAATGAAGAAAGCAAACCAACAAATACAACCAAGCCAAAGAAATATAGGGCAAAGCTTCACGATACAAAATAACATTACACAACTTCCTCAAAAGGAAAAGAAAAAAGTATCCACAAAACAAGGTTTTAAAATCATTAACGCTGGACAATCAAATGATTTGCCACAAATG